ACGTCCAGATCAACGAGTTCTCACCCTCGAACACGGTCGGCTCCGTGATGACCTCTCCGTTCTCCGCTTCGGCGGCGGACGAGGACGGCATCACGGCGACCGACTTCACGTAGGTCGAACTACCGGGGGCTGGCTTCGGTCAGCCCCCACATTTACATGGCATACGCAGAGACAGACGAGCTAGGCCGAATCCTCAAGATCCGCACTCCGAGCAGCGAGCAGACGGCTGCGATGGAGCGCGTGCTCGACGCGGCTACGGCTGAGATCAACGCCGAGATCGACCTCGACGCGGACACCGTGCTCACGTCGGAGCAGACAGCCATCGCGGAGCAGGTATGTCTGCGGCGTGCGGCCGAACTGTGGTTCGCGCAGGAGGTTCCGCTTGGTGTGACGGGCATCGGCTCCGAGTTCGGTACGACGCATCTGGCCCGTAACTCGTGGGACAAGCACGCCTATGACCTAGCTCCGCTCAAGAGCCAATGGGGACTCGCATAGGTGGCTCTTGTCGACATCCTCGACGAGATGGCAGATGCGATCCGCACGGCACTCAGCACTGCTGACTGGGACTTTCAGGTCGAGCCGCGACGGGTCATCACGCCGACCACGCCTTCGATCGACGTCTACCGTGGCGATCCCGCAACCGATCCCGAGCTGGCCGGCTTCGGAGCGACCGCGGCAGACATCCAGGAAGGGCGCATCATCAACGTCCGCCTGCGAGTCTCGCCAACCGACTACGAGGGCAACCAGGAGATCCTTCTCGAACTGGCAGACCCCGAGAGCGACACCTCGATCGTGCAGGCGCTGTATGACGATCCCACGCTCAACGGCTACGCCTCCGACCTGCATCTGCTCTCCGAGTCGGGCGACAACCTGTTTGTCGACATCGACCCGGCGAAGGTCTACATCGGAGTCGTCTGGCGCTTCCTCGTGATCCCGGCGCACTCGTGAGCACGACTCTCACATCTACGTCGATCGCTCTGGAGCTCGGTCACGAGTACGACATCTGCGAGCGCTTCGTGCGGCCGTTGTACGAGCAGATGGCCGGAGGACGCTTCGACATGTGTGCGGCCATGCCTCTGTGCTCGCTGGAGGACTGGGAAGCAGAGCACCGCACAGCTCGTAAGCGTGCATGGCGCTGCGAGCGGCGTGGATACACCTTCTCGGTCGTTCGTCGCGAGGAGCACTCGGACGAGCTGTTCGAGATCAACACCTCCGCCGAGAGACGCCAGGGCAGGCCGATGAGCGAGTCGTATACCAAGCGCTACGAGTACGCCCCGCTTCCCGTCTATCCCTGCGAGCGCCATCAGGTCAGGACGTACGGAGTGAAGGACCCGGACGGGAAGCTCGTCGCGTACCTGTGGCTGTACGTCGCCGGCCAGCTTCGCCTGTGCTCCTCGATCATCGGCCACGCGGCGCACCTCGAGAACGAGATCATGTACCTGCTCTTTCGGGGCATGGTTGCGTCCGAATACGACCGCGACCCGGACGGTGTGGTCGTGTACCACCGCTGGGACAACGGCAGAGACGGACTTCGGTTCTACAAGGAACGCGTCGGGCTCAGGGAGACGTGGGTCGCATGGCTCCCGTAATCGAGTACCCGACCATCACGCATGTCGCTCAGGAGGCGCGTCCGTATCCGACCTATGTTCTTGAGAACGCGAAGACTGGCCTGTGCCTGTTCTCGGCTGCCTTCATGGGCCACAACGAGGCGATCCACTTCGTCCTGGAGGACGTCTTTACGACCTGCATCGACATCGACAGCGTGAAGCTCGAGGCGATGGCCGATCTCTATCCCGATGACTGGCGCTTCATCTGCCGCGATGCCTGGGAGTACGCAGAGGCTGCGTGGGCGAGGAACGAGACTTGGGATGTTGTCTCGGTCGATACCTTTCGTGGGAACGCCACCGAGCGCTCGCTGAGTGATCTCTCGGTCTGGTGCCGGATCGCTGAGAAGGCAGTCGTCGCGACCCTCGAGGAAGGCCAGACCTATGAGGTGCCCGAGGGCTGGACCGCACACACCTTCCAGCGAAACAGCGAGGTCTACTGGCTGGTGCTCACCCGTGACTGAGGCGTACACGGCGGACTGGTACGACGAGGTGATGGTCGAAGAGGGCTCGCCGGCCATGCTGCCGCTCGAGGAGTCTCCCTGGCTGTTGGTGTACGAGGCTCTGGCGGACATGATCGTGCTGTACGAGGAGGTCGTCGACCTCGGCTGCGGTACTGGCCGCTTCATCGAGCTCCTACGTCGGAAGGGTTACTACGCGCAGATCACCGGCATCGACTGGTCGGCTGCGGCTCTTGCGGAGGCTGCTCGGTACTTCGGTGGCAACGATCCTGAGGTCTTTTACCTACAGGACCTCGCGGAGTGGGAGCCTGATCCTCAGCGCGCCGGAAACACGGTCTACGTCTGCAGTGAAGTCCTCGAGCACCTCGAAGATGACCTTGCGCTCGTGCGGAAAATCCCTCCCGGCCACCGTTTCCTGTTCACCGTCCCCAACTTCGACTCGCAGGCGCATCTCCGTACTTTCTACGGCCCTGGGGACGTGTGGCGGCGATACGCGGATCTTCTCGCCTTTCGCTCCTGGAAGCTCATAGGTCCTGAGCGTCACGCGATTCACGTCTGCGAGGCGATAAGACGGGCGGATGCCTGGTGAACCGCCGCAGGCCCTTCACCTCCGATGATCTTCAGGAGCTCGGGGAGTTTTTCTCGACCGCGCTCGAGGTCGTGCCCATGCGCGAGGTTCTAGCCGGGAACCGTCACTCGCAGGTGATCGGTCTCAGACACGACGTCGACAACCATGAGCAGGCACTCCCCACGGCCGTCGAGCTCGCACGCTGGGAAGCAGAGCACGGCTGGCACTCGACCTACTTCCTGCTTCACACGGCACGCTACTGGACGAGCGGACGCTGGAAGGCCGCAGCGGAGACGATCGCGCTCCTGGGGCACGAGATCGGGCTGCACGTCGATGCGCTCGCTCACGCCCTGCAATACGGCGGCGACCCACACGAGATGGTGCAGGAGGCGCTGTCCGACCTCCGGTCCGCCGGCCACAAGGTGACTGGCATCGTCGGGCATGGGAATCCCCTCTGTCACAAGGCGCTCTTCGCGAACGACGAGCAGTTCGTGGAGTGCGTGCGCTCGGACATGGGCGAGCCTGACCGCGAGCTTCACTACCGGGGGCGCACGCTCAAGATCGAGCCCCGTCCCCTCTCCGACTTTGGTCTCGAATACGAGTCGATCAGCCTGCGGATGTACGAGGGCGACGACGGGATCTGGCACACACGGCCGAACCAGCTCTACAACACAGACTCCGGTGGTCAGTGGTACTACCCCTTAGAGGAGACGGTGGAGGCTTTCCGCTCCCTGACGGACGGGCAACTGCATCTGCTCATGCACCCGGACCATTGGGCTGAAGCGTTCTCTCTGCAGGAGGTGGCTGCCTGATGGCGAGCGTCAAGATCGTTCCGGCCAAGCTCAACTACACGATCGTTCGCGGTGACGACTTCGCAGATCAGGTCACGATCAAGGAAGGTGACCCCGCTGCCGCCGTCGACGTCTCGTCGCGCACGTTCACGGCCCAGTTGCGTGCGAGCCCGGACGGCACTGCGATTGCGTCCTTCGTCATCGACATGACCGATGCCGCTACCGGCATCGTCGGCTACGCGCTCGCTGACACAGTCACCGACGACCTTGCGGGTTCTTACGTGTGGGACTTCCAGCAGGACACCGGAGGTGTCATACGCACGCTGATGGGCGGAGCGTTCGTGGTGCTGAAGGACGTGACACATGCCGGTTGAGCTGACGATCGTCGAGTCGGTCACCGAGCTCGATACGACCGTCGTAGAGGTCGTCCTCGAATCTGCTTCGGCTCCTGGTCCTGCGGGAGCAGATGGAGCAGACGGAGCTGATGGTGTCGGCGTTCCGGTCGGAGGAACGACTGGGCAGCGGCTCGCAAAGGCATCCAACGCCGATTTCGACACCGAATGGTCGGACGCAGGAACACCGGGCCTGCACGCCACGACGCACGAGGACGGTGGGACGGACGAGATCTCATTGGCCGGGCTCTCCGGGACCTCCGCTGCTCTTCAGGCGCACCTCGACGATGCCACTGCTGCTCACGACGCTTCCGCGATCTCCATCCTCGATACCGCGAACGACTTCACCGCGACAGATGTCGAGGGCGCTCTCGCAGAACTCCAGGCAGACGCCGAAGCCGACGCAACGGCACTCTCGGATCACATCGCCGATGCCACTGCTGCTCACGCTGCCAGTGCGATTTCCTTCACGCCTGATGGCTCCATCGCCGCGACGACTGTGCAGGCAGCCATCGTGGAAGTGCGAGACGAGGCCGGCGGTGGTGGTGCTCCGACAGACGCGGACTATCTCGTCGGGACTGCGAACGGAGGCCTGTCGGCTGAGATTGTCGTAGGCACGAGCCCCGGTGGAGAACTGGGAGGAACATGGGCCAGTCCGACAGTGGACGCTACGCACTCGGGAAGCTCGCACGCTGCAGTGCAGGCGGCTGCTGAGGCGACTGCTGCGGCGGCTCTCAGCGCTCATCTCACTGATACGGCAGACGCTCACGACGCCTCTGCCATCAGCGTCGATTCCACGACCCTCTCGGGGACAGGGACCGACGTGCAGGCGTCCCTCGAGGAGCTGGACAACCTGCTCGATGACCATTCTGCTCGCCATGAGAACGGCGGTGCCGATGAGATCAGCATCGCCGGTCTTGACGGCACGAGCACCGAGCTTGCCAATCACCTCGCTGATGCGACTGCGGCGCACGCGGCCTCTGCCATCTCTGTCTCGTCTGCCACCCTCAGCGGTACCGGGACAGACGTTCAGGCGGTCTTCGAGGAGATCGACAACCTCCTGGACGATCATTCGGCGAGACACGAGAACGGCGGCGCAGACGAGATCAGCGTCGCGGGGCTCTCAGGCGAGCTCGCTGACGCGCAGCCGGTCACGGTTCGCAAGAACACCGGAGCCGACGTAGGCACGCGCTCGCGGCTGAACTTCATCGAGGGTACGAACGTCACGCTGACCGTCGCTGACGACGCCGGCAGCGACGAGGTCGACATCACAATCGCGTCCTCGGGTGGTAGCGGTACCGATCTCGGATTTGCAAACGCGTTCATGCTGATGGGAGCGTGACCTAATGGCAAACACATACAAGGTCCTCGGTCAATCGAATCCGACTGCTGCGACCTCCACAACGCTTTACACCTGTCCCGCATCGACGCAGACGGTCGTCTCGAGCATCATCGTGTGCAACCGCTCGTCCGTCGCTACTTCGTTTCGGGTCAGCATCGATGTCAACGGTGCCGGTGACTCCAACGAGGACTACATCGCGTATGACGTCCCGATCGAGGGCAACGAGACGATCGCCCTGGGGCATGGTGTGACCATCGACGCATCGGATCTCATTCGCTGCTATGCAACTCTGGCGACCCTCACGTTCTCCGTGTTCGGACAAGAGATCGCATGAGGGTGATCCCCAGGCGCGAGGCTGCCTATGGCGGCGACCTCGTACGGCGTATTCTGCAGATTTCAGCACCACAGTTCACTGTCGTAGATCTGCTGAGCTATCAGGCAGGACTTCCTGCTAACGGAGCATGGCCCTCGGCCAACAAGCCGCTGGTTCTGCCGTTCGCGATAAGTCAAGCCTTTACCGTCCGTGAGTTCGGATGGCGTAACGGATCCGGCACCATGACGGATTCCTTCGACATCGGCATCTACAGCACAGGATTGGTGCGCCTGATCTCTGGGGGAGGGACTGCTCGTTCGGGAGCAAATGCCTGGCAGTGGGTGGACGTAACCGATACGACTCTTGCTGCGGGACGGTACTACCTTGCGATGGCTAATAGCGGCACCACTGCAAACCAGGCCGTATTTTCGTCTTCGTGGACAGCAGCTATTCTCTCGCTTTATGGCGTGCTCGACTCGGCTACGAACGCCTACCCTCTTCCTGACCCTCTCACCAATCTCGTGGCCGCTGCGACCTTCGTGCGGTTTCCTGTTGTCGCTATTGCTGGGATACCGCATTACACATGAGAAGAAACAACCACTACTACAAGTTGCCCGATCCCTACATTCCGCCGTTCCCGCAATCGGACCTCCAATATGCCGCATCGTCAGGACTTGCGGCTGGGACTTGGCCCGCAGCGGACAGAGCGATACTCGTGCCGGTTTACTTTCCTGCGAATTGCACGCTGTATTCACTCATGTTCGTAGCGGGGAACGGGACTGGCAACTACGACCTTGGCTTTTACGATCAGAACTATGGGCTGATTGTGTCCAGTGGCTCCACGGCGATGAGCGCGGGAATCAAGACGCTAACTCTTCCCGAGTTCCGGGCGCGCGTCGGGCAGCTCTACCATGCCGCGCTCGCTCTTAGTAGCGCGGCTGGCAGCGTCGTTAGGTACTTGCCTACCTCTGCGGAGGAAGTCTCCCCTCTCGGCGTTGCACAGCAGGCGTCTGCGTTTCCACTTCCAGATCCGTTCGTGCCGGCCAAGAACGCAAACAGCCAGATCCCGAAGTTCGCGTTCGGCGTTCGCTGATGAGCAGCCTCTGGTTCATCGTCCCCGCTCATGGGAGGCTCAACCTTGCCTCCATCTGCCTGCAGCAACTGCGCTACACCTGTGACGCGCTGCGCGCTGAGGGCATCGAGGCGACGGCAGTCGTCATCGCCGACGACGAGAATCTGCACACGGCCCGCGCGCTTGGCTTCGGCACAATCGAGCGCGACAACTCGTTCGTGTCTGCGAAATACAACGATGGCATCCAGCTCGCCTGCGATCCAAGTCTGAACCCGCGTCCAGCCGACTACGTCGTTCCATGCGGCTCCGATGACTGGGTCGACCACCGCATCCTCTTGGAGCTCCCGCCGGAGGACACGATCTACGGCTTCCAGCGGCTGTCCTTCGTGCGTCCAGATGGTCGCGAGATGGTGCAGCGTTTCGTGAACGTGCGCGGTGGCTGCGGAATCCGCATCTACCCGCGGCAGTTGTTCGAGCAGCTCCACTACCGCCCGGCCGACGAGGATCGAAAGCGCGCCTGCGACACCAGCATCATCACGAACCTCTGGCGGATGCTCCGACCGAAGGTCGTCCATCGCGAGATCGATCCGAAGCAGATCGTGGATTGGAAGTCGAACGATCTGCAGCTCAATCCCTACGAGAGCCTGACCTTCCATCGCATCTTCGCGAACCCGCAGGACCCCTTCGAGGGACTCGCCGGCATGTACCCCGACGAGTCGCTTGCCGCGATGGCTGCTCACTACAACCGCGTGCGGGAGCTCGTCGCGTGAAGGAATGCGGCGTTTACCAGGTCATCGACCGGCGCGATTACCGAGGCCACAAGCAGGGCGAGGAGTTCGTGGCTCTGCTCGAGCCTGCAGCCGAGAGACGTGCCATTCACCGTGGCTCGATCACACGCATCGGCACGGTCGTCCCGCGACCAGAGACGTTTACGTTCCCCGAGGGCTGGCTACAGCCCGAGACCTAGAGGAGCCGCATGGAGAATCCCGGTATCGAGATCCGCGGATCGCGGTACGAGTTTCCGACGCTGGACACAGTCACGTTGGCGGAGGAGCGCGTGCTGTTCGTGTACGCCGACTGCGTGGTGCGGGAGTTCATCCCCGCTCACCCTGAGGCGACCGATGAGGAGAAGAACGCATACCACCAGCTTCAGCTCCGGAAGATCCGCAATCCTGACTTCAAGCGATGCCTGGCGTTCATCGCGTACCAACGACAGCATCCCGACCTCGAGGATGCAGAGGTATGGAAGGTCGCGGGCGAGGCCAATGCGCTCGAGACTGACATCGCGATGCTGTGGGGTGACGGTCCAAGCCCCCCGGTGGAGACCTCCCAGAAGCAGCAAGAGAGCAGGAGGAGTATCAGCGAGCCCTCGAGCTCAACGGATTCTGGGAGGAGTACGAAGAATGGTTCGGACCCAGTGGACGAGAGCCTCACACCTACTGGGACTTCCGAGTCGGACACATCCAGCCCTGGTGCTCCCCCGATCGCATTGGTGAGTTGAGGCCCGGAGATCTGTACGGAGCCGTGAAGGTGTTCAAGGCGCTGTACGAGCCGAGGGAAGATGCCGGATAGGGCCATCCGCATCGAGGGGCTGCGCGAGCTCCAGGCTGCGTTCGCGATCTACGACGCCGGCCTTGCGAAGGGCGTCCGCGAGGCGCTCGAAGCGGGGGCAGAGGTTGTGCGGCCAACGGCCGAGACGCTCGCGACAGGGACGATCAAGCGCAGTGAGATCGACTGGACGCGAATGCGAACTGGCGTGCTGAGTCGTGTCGGGTTCGTCGCTCCCGTGGAGCGAGGCAAGCGCACGCAGCGCGATCCAAGGCGCGGTAGGCCAAACCTCAAGCCGCTCTTGTTGGATCGTGCCCTGGAGCCCGCGCTCGATCTGAACCGCGAGCGCGTGCAGCGTGAGTTTGAGGACTCACTCGTCGATCTCGCGCGGATCTGGAGCCGTGTGTAGTGGCTGAGAAAGACCTACTCGTCCGCATCCTCGGCGACGACCGAGACTTTCAGAAGACGGTCGACCGCACGGAGCGAAGGCTCAAGCAGTTCGATGCACGCACCAACAGGCTCGGGCAAGCAGCGCGTGGTGGTCTCAGCGGCGCAGGAGCCGGCGGTACGACGTCGCTCCTGTTCGGCTCGGCGGCGTTCGTGGGCACCGCTGCCGTTGCTGCCGGTCTCACGAAGACGATCAAGGCTGCCTCAGATCTCAACGAGACCGTCTCGAAGTCCCGGCAAGTCTTCGGGGCGGCAAGCTCGGAGGTCGAGGCATTCGGGGAGAGTTCGGCTCAGTCGTTCGGCATCTCGAAGCAGGCGTCGATAGAGGCCGCGGCGACCTTCGGGAATCTCTTCCGCACGGTCAAGCTGCTCCCGGCAGAGAACGCGCGGCTGTCGACGTCGCTGGTCAAGCTCGCTGCCGATCTCGCTTCCTTCAACAACGTCGACCCGTCCGAGGTGCTGATCGCTCTGCGCTCGGGGCTCATCGGGGAAGCAGAACCTCTACGGCGCTTCGGCGTTCTCCTCTCAGAGACGCGCGTGCAGCAGGAGGCGTTGAACGAGACCGGCAAGACGAACGTCAAGACGCTCACTGACCAGGAGAAGGTGCTCGCTCGCTACGCGATCATCTTGCGCGACACGAAGACAGCACAGGGTGACTTCGCACGCACGTCCGACGGTCTTGCGAACCAGCAGCGCATCCTCAAGGCGAACCTCGCAGACCTCGCAGCCACAGCGGGGCGTGACTTCCTTCCGGCCACCATCGCGGTCGTGGGTGGTCTGAATGACCTGCTCGAGACTGGGACGCTCGTATCGAAGACGCAGGACGCGATCCGCCAGAGCATCCATGACAGCGGCATCAGCATGAAAGACGCGCTGCCGGCGCTCGAGGCTTACAGGGACGGACTCGCTTCGATCAAGGGCGAGGGAGACGCTCTCGTGGTGACTCTCGATCAGATCATCGGCAAGCAGATCGAGGCGAGATTTCGCAAGTCCGACATCTCCCGCGGAGAAGGTCGCACGGCAGAGAGCGTCGTCGCATCGAATGCGGAGGTCGAAGCGCGCAAGCAACAGGCCGAAACCGATCGTGCAAGGAAAGCGCTGGAGCGGAGTCGCAAGGACTTTTCCTCGTTTACGAAGGGACTCGGGCTCAAGCTCGACAAGGCTGGGCTTACTGCCACCTTCGACGATGACCTTGCCGTCCTGCGAGAGATCGAGCGTGGCATTGAGCGTCAGATCAGCCGCGAGGGGCGGACGTTCAAGCTCGTCCAGCAGCTGACAGACGTCCGTAAGCAGATCGCCGACACGGTTGCCAAGCGTGCCGAAGCGAGCTCCCAGGCTGCCGCCGACGCATTCAACTCGATCATCGATGCGCTGTCGCTGAATCTAGAGATCGCTCAGTCTACGACCTCGCTGAAGGATGACCAGGCAGCGCTGAGAGCGCTCGAGCAGGCGATCTTGGCACGCATCCAGACCGAAGGTCAGACCACGGATCTCATGCGCCAGCTCTTCCAGGTCCGCCAGCAGGAGAAGGAAGTAGCGCAGCGTCTGGCAGACCAGCAGCGCGAGCGCAAGCGCAGTAAGCAGTTCGAGGCGCTCGGGCTCACGGCCGAAGGCGAGGATCGCGCTCCGAGTACGCGCTCGCTCAAGCGCCGCGGTGAGAGTCTCGAGGAGCGGATCAAGGGCACGACACTCGACACGAAGCACAACCGGCAAGTCCTCGAGAATGCCGCGAAGGTGCTCTCGGGGCAGTTCGGGAAGGTCGGACGCGATGTGCGTCTCGCGATCGAGCGCATGTTTGATGAGATCGCCTCTGCGCTCGAAGGCGGCGACAAGAAGGTCGGGCCGCTCACCAAGACGACCTCGCTCAACACGAAAAAGATCCTTGCGGGCCTGGGGCTTTCTCCCGAGGAGGAACGCGCACTTCGCAGCCGTCTCTCGAACTTCAACTCTGCTGGTGTCGGCTTAGCCGGTGCGAATCAGACGGGAACCACAGGACGCTTCGTGGGTGGCGCAAGCAACGTCGTCGTAGAGAACAACGTCACCGTCGAGATCGACGGCAAGAAGATCTCCAGCACCGTCACGAAGGAACAGCAGAAGACTCGGCGGCGCAATCCTCAGCAGAAGCGCGGACAGCACCGCCGCTAGATGGCCGTTACGGCTTCACCCGGCGCGGGCCGCGTGCTCGTGGCGCTGGCGGACGGTCCGCTCGTGGCGGAGCCCGTATGGACGCGCTTCGACACACTCACCGATTGCAACTGCGCAGGCTACGAGTGCTTCGCTGGTCGTCAGTCCGAGCTCGATACGACGGACACCGGCACGGCGACCGTCTACTTCCACGACAAGGTCGGCACGCTCGACGACGACGACCTCGTGGGGCTGCAGATCATGCTGCAGCTCTACAACCCTGTGGCCGACGAGTGGCAGATTCGCTGGCGCGGACACATCGACGACATTCGGCACGACCTCGTCGACGGCCCGCCGGACATCCCGCTCGCCAACGTCGCCTTCTCCTGCGTCGGAATCTTCGACTACCTCGGCGGCTGCAAGATGCTCCCCGGAATCTTCGGGAACACAGCGCCGGCTGGCATGAACGGTGTCGTCTTCTACGAGGACGGACGAGTAGACGATCGCATCATCGCGCTACTCACTGACGCGGGGATCGACATCAACATGCGCGTCGTGTTCACGGGCAACGTGGACGTGAACGAGACGCTGTACGACCCGGAGGACGTCATCCTGCAGGCGGTTAGGGACGCTGCGGATGCCGAGTTTCCCGGAGTCGCGAACTTCTACGAGGACCGGTTCGGGCGCTGCGCCTTTCATGGGCGCTTCGCTCGTTTCGATCCCGAGGGCACCGAAGCCGGTGGTGCGAACTGGGACTTCACGCGCTGGTCGGCGGCTACGCGCGAGGACGTCACAACGGGAGTGGCGCAGATCCGGGAGTTCTCGTTCAACCGGCCGCGATCTCGCATCATCAACTCGTACCTGGCATGGCCGCGTGCCGACGAGAACGGAGTGGACTTCGATCGCTCGCTGATCTCCACGCTCGTGAAGACCGACGCGACCTCGATTGCGGCCTACGGCTACCGAGGTGAAGAGGCTACAGACCTCATCATTAAGGACAACTTCAACAACGCGAACACGGGCTACGACGAGTGCGATCTCTTCGGGCAGTTCTACGTGTCAAACTATGCCCAGGTCCGCAAGGCGATTCAGAATGTGGTCTTCAAGAGCCATCGCCTCGAGGACGCGCGAGCTACTGCGACCTGGGATCTCATGTGCCGCGCCGACATCTCGGATGCGATCAACCTGACAGTGGACGAAGCCGGGCTCGTGGACGTGCCGTTCTTCATCGACGGCATCTCAGTGGAGTGCCGACCGTTGAACCCCGACTTCGACTTCGTGACGGTCACCCCGAACCTGACTCCTGCCTCCTACTACGGAACGGATGTGTTCAACCCATGAGCCCCGGACCTAGCTACCACGGTACGACGCATCTGCCGAAGTCGATGGGCGGTACAGATCCGATCCCCTTCCTTGGAACCACGATGCCGTGGGCGTACATCACCAGCGATGATGTTGGCTGGGAGACAGACGGGCAGGGCGACCTGACTGCAATTACGCACGGAAAGACCATCGACTGCTACGCAGTCGCTCTTTCAGACAACTCGGCAGATTACTTCGACTACGACGTAGAAGCTGGAGCAGGGCAATATGGCGATGATCGTGTCTTCCTGCTTCTGAAGCAGCCCGGTATCTACGCGATCACACACTCGCTGGAGACGAGTGACCTTGATTCCACGACGCCTCTGTTCAGGATCCAGGTCGATATTGACGTGGCGCTCAGTGCCTCCCCTTCGTATCCAGGGGCAGGGAAGTTCTTCACGCCTTCGCGGATTCGCTACCTGGAACAGCACTACATCGGAGAAGACGGAGCAGACGATCTCCATTTCGTTCGCACATGGGTCCTTCCACTGCGTCACACGAGCCCAGGCACGGGCATTCCCTTTGGAGACACAAACATCTTCTACCCTCCCACGCCTGCCAGTGACGAGTTCTGGAACCATGATCTGTACGTAGTTCGTCTTGGCGATCTGGAATGGTCGCGGACCTTTGCCTTTGCCGATTTCACCTGGAACTACGTCAACGGAGCGCATGCATAGGTGACCGACAAGCAACGCCTGACGCTTCTCCGTTCAGCGCGAGATCATCTCGAGCGGACGCAGATCGGATTCCTGGAGTTCGACGAGACAGGTAAAGGCTCCGAGTGGCGCGTGGCGATCCGCAAACTGGAGCAGCTCGAAAAGGATCTCCTGCCAGATCCGCTGCCGGCGCTAGGTCCGGTCTGGATGGGCGGCAAGGGCCTGCTCGCACAAGACCTGACGCACGCGACGTCTGGCCTCGATCTCTATCCGGCATTCGATGACGCCTTCAACCAGGGTCGCGTGGTCGTGGCACCTGAAGACATGGAGGTCACGCGGACGTCGAGCTCGCGGCCGGGGCTCGCCTTCTACGCCACAGGGAAGTCGAAGCTGCGCTACTGGTTCGGTCATCTCGACCGCACTCATGTCGCTGGGACGAAGTTCAAGAAGGGCGATGCCGTCGGCAAGGTTGCGGCGAACACGATCGGCGGTGGGCCACATGTCCATGTTGGCGTCAACGTGGAGCTTCTGCTCGGTACAGGTAAGGAGCTGAAGCACCACACGAACTACACGCACGGAAGTCCCACCATTGGCGAGCAACTGCGGAAGGTGCTGTGATCGTGGGACGAGTGGGGTGACTTGGCTAACAGCCAGGACCCGCTATTGCAGTGGCTCTCCAATGCCGGCTCGCTGGGCATCCTCGCAGCTGGCGTTCTCGCCTTCCTGCGGGGGTGGGTCGTGAGCGGCGCGGCACACGCGAGGGTGCTGGCCGAGCGTGATCGTGCATTGGACCTGGTCTACAAGCAGGCCGAGATCGCGGAGCGTGCGCTCGAGCAACTAGAGCAAGAAAGGAGGAAAGGTCGATGATCGAGGCATTCGTAATCCTCGCTGCTGCGGTGGTCGTCGGCATCGTCATGCTGCATCGGCAGCTCAACGCGATCCACGAGCTCGTCAACTCGAACCTGACGAAGGCGCAGACCGATCTCGCGCTCGCCGATGCTCGCATCAGGACGCTAGAGGATCACATCTCTCACGAGCCCCGCGCGGGACCCAGCGAATAGCCACATGCCCCGCGCACTTACGATCTTCGTGATCTCGGTCTTCCTGCTCGTGGCGGGAGCGCAGGCGGTCTCTGCCTATCGCCAGTACCAGACAGAGCAGCGGGTCAAGGTGACCGAGCGGATCATTCAGACAGGCGTGTGCGCCGGACTCGACCGTGAGCCCTGCATCCAGGCTCTGATAAAGCGCTTGCGAGGACAGGCTGGTAAGCCCGGCGAGGTCGGTATTCGGGGACCTGCAGGCCCGCGAGGTGTCCCAGGTCCGCCAGGACCGAAGGGAGAGCGTGGCGAGCAGGGCGCACGCGGAGAGCGTGGTGCTCAGGGCGCTCGCGGTGCCATGGGTCCTGCTGGTCCCACCGGGGCGCAAGGCCCACAGGGACCTAGCGGTCCGGCCGGCCCACCCGGACAGACAGGACCACCTGGGCAGTCAGGCGCACCTCCATGCACGGTCGAAACACCCTGCCCGGTGCCGGACTCGGCGGTGGCTGTTCCTCTCCCGGAAAAGCCATGCAAGCCGAGACCGCACAAGCCATGTAAGCCCGCCCCCTAACCGAAAGGAGTACCTCCAATGACCGAGCTGATTCGTCAGTTCGCGAACGACCCTGCCGTACAGGCAGCCGCCGTACTTGTCGCGCTCGACTTCGTTCTCGGAGTCAGTGCGGCGCTGAAGTCCCGTACCTTCCGACTCTCGTTCCTTGCCGATGTGCTTCGAGCTGACGTGCTCGGGAAGCTCATCCCCTACTACGCGGTGTGGGTTGCCGCAGAGGTCGGCGGTGACTTCGAGATCCCTGGGCTCGATCTGGGTGCTGTCAAGGCAGTAGCGGCAATCGCTGTCTGGGCTGCTCTCAGCGGCTCGATCCTGAACAGCCTGCGCGATCTAGGGCTCTGGAAGTCTGCACCAGACGCGCTTGCAGGATCGGATCCGAGCTCGCCCAACTGATCTAGCCATGCCGTCAGAGGAGGGATCACGTCGCCACCGAGTCCGGAGAGGACCGGAACCAGGAACCTGAGCGATCGCGAGCGGGAAGTGCTCGCGCTGCTCGCGCTCGGCTACTCGCGAAAAGAGGTAGCCGAGCTTCTGTTCGTCGGCCTGGAGACGGTCAAGACACACCTCAAGAACGCCTACGTGAAGCTGGATGCGACGAGCGGCGCGAGCGCGATCTATCGGGCGATCCAGGGAGGCTGGCTCACAATGCACTATCTGGACGAAGCGAGTGTCCCTTCCCGACCATTCCGGCATCGGAACGGCAACGAGTGGAACGGGCAACCGGAAGCACTCTGGAGGCGTCTTATTCGGGACTCACCCTGATGATGGCGAGGGCAGTCGAGGAGATGTACTCCCGTGGCAAGCGTCTCCCGCGCAAGGTAGCGCGTTAGGCGTCCGGGTTGATGTTCCAGTTCTGCAGGTACGTGCGGAGCGCCTCGTTGCTTCGCAACTCGTCTGGGCATGAGATCGCTGCCCAGCCATAGGCGAGATCGGCGGCTTCGCTTGCCGAGTAGGTCCCGTCTGCAACAGAAGGCTGAAGGATCTGAAACGGCGTCAGGCCATCCTGGAGATCGCTGCAGAAGGCTCCGCTGAGGCTGCCGGAGCTAGAGCCGCCGCAGCCGGCTAGGAGCACTGAGGCTAGACAGACAACGCCGAGTCTCATAGGATCGTCTCGCACGTCAGGGATAGAGGGGTGAAAGGACAGCGGTCTGTGGCAGGCTTCACCGAGCCTCCGAATCTTGTCCGTCTTGAATGCCTAGCTCGGCTTCTATCCGAGAAAGCCGGGAGTCGAGTGACGAGAGCGAGGCGATCAAGGCGTCGCGCCCGCGTTCGGCCTCAGCTCGAGATGATTCCAGGAGGTCGAGTAGATCACTCAAAGCAGCCTGACGCTCAGGCGGCTCGGTGAAGTGGTCGAGCGGTACGTCTAGAACATCGGCGAGACGCATAAGCTCGTTCATCGACGGCAGTTTTCCCTTCTCCCAGCGGTAGATAGTCGACGGGCTGACGCCCATAGCCAGGGCCAGGTCGAACTGCGACCACGGCTTGGGCATCTTGGCTTCCCGCGCATGGACTATGCGTGCGCCGACTTCCTCTGGTGATAGAGGCATCGGCGCAAGTGTCTCCCCTGACAAGCCTTCCCCGCCACCCACCTGGCTAAGAAGCGCGCTAGTCATTTCTGTTGTGCGGTTGATAGTTACATATACAGGGGCTTGACGCAAGTCGGAATGTATGTCATAGTCCCCCGTACAGTGACTAGCCAGAGCATAGGTGAGAGGATCGCTATGGCTCGCGTCAACGCCGGAATGAGGCGCGTGGACTTGGCTTCTAGGGCAGGTCTGGCGCTCAACACGATCCGCAATTACGAGGACGGCCGCACGACTCCGTTGCTCGAGAATCTGCCCAAAGTCGCGGATGCGCTAGATGTCGAGCTGCTCTGGCTCCTCGAGGGCGACCGGGTGGAAGAGGTCGCGTGATGGAGGGCCTCACACTTACCGGCGCAGTCATCGCACTGGCACTCGTGGCAGTCGTGATCGTCGCGCAGATTCTCGCGACGGTCTTCAGTGCAGTCGACGCATCGGCGGCGTTCTGATGCCGATGCGCCTGCATGGATTCCTGTGGCCCTCGATCGCGCACGACTCGCTGCTGCTGCGTCAGTACATCTCGCGCAAGCAGCGCGTGGCGATGGTGCGCCGCAACGCTTTCTGTTTCGACAAGACCTTGCTCGGGGCGGATTCCAAGTCAACCCCCTCGACGCCGGTTCGCTCCGAGCAAGGCAGGGCAGCGTGAGCGACGGCGGACGCATGGTCTACATGACCGCCGAGCAGCACGCGGACATCGAGCGCTACATAGAGCAGGAGATGCGCGCGTTCCACAACGAGCGCGCAGCTCGGATGATGACGCTCTCGCTTGCGTATCGGTTCGCGTCAGATCCGCTGCCCGACAACGTCGTAGAGCTCGACGTGCACTCGCGGAAGGTCGGAGCGTGAGCCTGCTGAGTGGAGACCAGCAAGTCTGCACTCAGCAGGCCGCCCGTCACTTCCTCCCCCCCACGGCCTGCTCAACCTCTATCGAAAGGAGCACAACGTGAGCTTGGAAGACAGGCTCGAGAGTGGCCTCCCCTCAGCGTGGAGACCTGACCAGGACGACCCCGACACACTCATCGGCGAGGTCATCGAGATCGAGGTCGGAACCTCCGATTACGGCCGGTATCCGATCCTGGTCATCCGTCAAGAGGACGGTGAGGCTAAGGCGGTTCACGGCTTCCACTCGGTCCTCCAAAACGAGCTCTTGAAGGCGAGACCACAGGTCGGTGAGAAGGTCGGCATCAAGTACCTCGGAGACGTGCCTATGAAGCCGGGCTCGAAGTTCAAGTCGTATAAGGGCTATCGGGTGAAGGTCGAGCGTGTGTCTGGTTCGACGTTCAACTGGAACCAGATCGGAACCGCCGACGAGGACCAGTCAGGACACGTCATATACGAGCAGGTCGAGCAGACGCCCGTGACCGTCCCAGCCGGTGCCGGCGAAGATGACATCCCCTTCTAGCCTCGATCACGTCGAGGCGACGATCGCCATCAAGCGCGTGTCACGTTGGTCTCATGGCGACAGGAAGTTTGTGGTCGAGCTAACGCCATCGGAGCGCGAGCTGGTGATGACGCTGGTGGCGCTTCTGGATGCAAGGCCGTCCGGTGAGGAGCAGTGATCGTGACCGCGTCATCCTTCTGGCGTTGGGATTCAGACACGACCCGAAGATTCAAGCCCTCTCGGATACCGAATATCGCGCGTGGACGAATGTCCTCTTCGATCAGCTTGAGTTCGGTAATGGGACATCGGAGCTTCGCTCCGTTCTCTCGCCGCGGCGCTGTCAGAGATTCCTCGATCTGGGTCTGCTCAAGAGGACCGATGACGGTCGGATTTACGTCAATGCATGGGATGAGTGGAACGGACGCGCGGCGTGGAAACGTTATCTCAATCGACAACGTCAACAGCGATTTCGGGACAAAAGGCGTAACGCGTAAGCGTTACTGCGTAACGCAGTTGCGTAACGCCACTAGAAAGAACTACATACCTGGGTGGTCGAGGAGTCGTCTTCGCATCCTCTCAGCTTTGAACTTTGAGACGTTGCTCTTCGCTTCTTTCGGCCTTGATGGTTCGCGCGCAAAGGCGAAAACGTGAATCCCGCTTGCACCTTCTGCGGCGGTGAGGTCGACGAGCGCTCCGCGTTTCGCCGCGTGTCGGGCTGGGAGCGCAAGGCTGTCGTCGCATCTCGCAAGGGCGGCAGCGACATCGTGCTCCGTCAGTCGCATGACGAGCTCGCGTGCTTTGCGTGCATCACGAGGCTCCGGGCCGGCGTGAACGTCGCACAGGAGTCGCTCGTCTGATGGATCTCCATCCGAAGCTCGAGGCGTTCCTGGACGGTCTCGTGAAGGTGCGGAGAAGCGGCCGCGGCTTCGTCGCATGTTGCCCGGCGCATCAGGACAAAGATCCGTCGCTCTCGATTGTCTCGGACGATCGTGGGATCGCTCTTCACTGCTTCGCAGGCTGCTCGGTGGAGTCGATCCTCGATGCGCGGCGCATGACGTGGGCGGATTTGTTCTTCGACGAGAAGCCGTCACACTCGAAGCCGCGTCGTCGTGACTGGCGCGCGATCGAGCTGGAGTCGTTCGCGTGCGCTGTGCGTTTACAGCACGAGCCGAAGGTGCTTGAGCGGATGCGCTTTGGACGCGGCTGGGCAGCTTCGGCGCTCGAGAAGCTCGGAGTGGGCTGGGACGGTTCGAGACTCACGTTGCCGGTTCGGGCATCGGACCTGAAGCTCCACGACGTACTGCGTTACGACCCGTTTACGCAGCGGCGCAAGATCCTCGCAGGCAAGGGCAAGTCTCGACTTCCGTGGCCGTCGCCCGAGTACCTCGATGCGTCGAAAGTCCTGTTCCTGGTCGAGGGTGAGGGCACCGCGATCTCGATGGCCTCGGTGGGATTGACGGCAGTCGCGCTACCGGGCTCCGTCTCCAAGCCGACGACCTCTACGAGTCGTCCTGGTCGTTGGCAGGGGGCAGGCTGGCATCCGAAGTGGGCAGAACGCTTCCGCCGCTTCCGCGGGATCATCTGCCTGCCGGACTGCGATGCACAGGGACGGGCGTTGATGCAAGCCGCGTCCTACGACATCGCGAAGACCGGCGTAAACACACACCTGATCGACATCGGCCGTAAGTCGGACGACGGCCGAGACATCGCAGATCACCTATTGCGTACAGCGTGGGACGGAGCGTCCCGCAAGGTCGCTCGCGACGTCATTCGGCTGATGGTCGCGGAGAAGGCGGAGGTTCTCGTTGCCTGACACGCTGACACCATTCGTGCATCCCGAGACCGGGCAAGTCCTCGAGACGAAGGACGAGTTTCTCGACGCGCTGAACGAGATCGATCTGCGGATGTCGCCGATGTGGGTTGTTCGCCGGACGCTTCGCGAGGCGTATGCGGATCGCTTCGAGCCGACCTTGCCGAGTCCGGTCTATCGCACCGTCACGCAGGAGAAGGTCGCACGCTGCCCGCGTTGTGGATCGAGGCTGGAAGCATGACCACGGCCACCAAGCGCCGTGAGAACGTGCATGAGAAGGGCGAGCGCTTGCTCGTCACTGCCCGCCTTCGTGTTACTTACGTCCACGGTGGAGAGATTCGCGCCGAGTGTCGTGGTGACTCGGGCGAGGTGTACGAGCTCGGCCGCTACGACGAGACCTGGCGCTGCTCGTGTCCCGCCCGGACTGCGTGCAGCCACCTTCACGCGCTGTGGGCGGTTACGGCGGTGGAGCGATGATCGAGCCAGGGCAAACCTGCGAGTCGTGTGGCCGGCGTGTTCCGCATCCGCGCAAAGAGTCATCCCCGGACACGATCGTCTTCAGCTATCGCGTCCCCGCGGACGAGGCTGACGCTCATCGCGAGATCCGCGAGACGGCTGCGAAGTTCCTTGCCACTCATGAGCGTCCTCACTGGCAGTTCTGGACGATTGCATTCGCTCTTGCGGCTGTGCTTCAGGATGAGTCTCTGCGTGGTGCGGGTCAGCGCAGCGAGGTCGCAGCGTGAACATCGAGGAGCACCGGGACCTCGTGGCCGGGCTCGAGTACGAAGCCTGGTGGGACGAGCGCCAGGAGGTCGACCCGAGACTTGCTTTCAAGCGTGCGGTCCTCGACAGAGACGCAGGCTGCGTCGTGTACCACCACTGCGAGGGCGAGTTCCACGCACACCACGTCGTGACGCAGCAGCATCTGCGTAAACGCGGCCTCGGAGACTGGGCCTGGGACCGCCGCATCGGTGTGACGCTCTGCGAACGAGCGCACCGTCGACATCACTCGGGACGTGAGCGCATCTCGATCGATGTGCTTCCCACCGAGGTCGTGAAGTTCGTGGAGTCGCTCGGTCTCGACTGGTACCTGGAGCGCTACTACGGAGCTGCGGCGTGACCTGGTTCGAGTGGGTCATGCTGGCGTTCCTGGCGGTGCTCTACGTCGTGTCGGCCTTGCCGCGCAGATGCACTGAGGACGGAGCCGAAGCCCGTCGAAGCCATCGTCAGGAGAAGGCGTCATCCGCCTTGCCACATTGACCGTCGTCATCGCATTTGGAGTATCGGGCGCGGCCGGCACCGCCGCAGGGCCGTCGGCTACTAGCCGAGCGCAGGTTCTGGAAAGCCGCGCGCCCGCGCCCGAGAAGTGCCTATCCGCGCGCAAGGCCGTCGTTTACTACCGCGCTCATACGCACGAGCGGCAGTCTGCGCGCGGAGGCGCTCTCGCTGATCGCACTCCCCTCGTTCGTGGCCGCTCGTGTCACTGGGCGCGTTATGCGGCTCGTGTGTGGATTGCTCGATCGAGGGCGGCAGCGAAGGCGCTGGTGCGGTGGGAGTACGAGTTCGCCTGGTGGCAGTGGATGCCCGACAAGTGGCAGCGCATCGGTGCCTGTGAGACCGGCTACGGCAAGCGTCCTGGCAACTTCCAGCACTCGAACTCGAGCTACGAGGGCTTCGCCGGCTTCGCGAAGTCATCCTGGGATGCCTTCAAGGGACGAGCAGATGCGAAGGCAGGCCCGTACCCCGAAGACGCATGGCAGGCCACGCCGCGGCAGCAATACGAGGTAGCGCTTGCGATCTGGCGAGCCTATGGCTTCAGCGGCTGGGGGTGCCGTAATGCCTGATCCGCACAACCCCATGAGCGCCACCGGCACCATCATCGCCTTTGGCTACCGCCTGTGGGTGAGGCTGCTAGGCAAACGCCGCGCGGCCATCTTCGTTGGCGTGGGGATGGCTGTGAGCACCATGCTCGCGCTCATTCTGGAGGCGCGCGGGTGAGATTCCTGTGGACCGACCGCAACCAGGATCCCGACTGGCCAAAGATCCAACGCGCCGGCGGTATGTCCGCGATCTTCTTCCCGGTCACCGATCCGCTCGCCGACCTCAAGCGCCGTCTCGACGATGTACGCGGACGAGGACTCGCAGCCGGTGTCTACATGGCGCACAACGCCGAGTGGCCTGAGTTCTGGGGGCGGAACGGATTCACGATCGCGGAGACGATGCATTCGCTCTGCGCCCCGCTCGGCAAGGTCAAGGTGCAGTTCGACATCGAGGACCACGACCCGGTGCTCGTCGAGACCTGTCTTACGCGCTGGCGAGCTCTCGAGCCGAAGACGGATACGTCCTGGACGATGGAGTCGTACCAGACCGGCTGGATGAGTAAAGAGTTCGTCGCGAAGATCGGTGAGTTGCGCGTGCGGGTCGTGCCGCAGTGCTACTCGAACTCGCCCACACCGATGACTCCGCTCGCTCCCGATCAGGTGCTGCGTGCGATGACACGGGCCGGTTTCGTCGAGGCTGCGGTGTCGTGTTTCTACGACGCCAAGGTGCTGCCGTACAACGCAGGCTGGGACGGGTTCATTTTTATCCAGGACCGATTGCCTTGACGCGCGAAGCTGAGCTTGCGTGGGCTGCCGGACTCTTCGAGGGTGAGGGGTGCTTCTACCTCCGGCGTCCTGGGAAGCGGTCGGTGCATCTGGGCGCGACATTGGTGATGATCGATGAGGACATCGTAAGACGCTTCGGAGAAATTGTTGGCGTTGGTCACTTCAGTAGTGAGAAACGCAAGCTGCAGCGTCCTCATCACACGCCGACTTGGCGATGGCAGGCCAATGGTGAGGCTGTCGAGCATGTCTTTGCTCTGATCGGTGACTACTTGGGCGAGCGTCGCCGAGCGAAGTATGCGGAGATTGTCGCCGCACGTCGTGCCTATGAGGTCGACCGTGATGCTCGGGCCCACAACTTTCCGCAGTTCGCTTACGTCCAGGACAGGCTTCCGTGAACGGTCAGGACTTCTTCTTCATCGGCTTCTTCATTGCCTGCATCCTCTGGATCGGCGCGCTCATTCTGATCGGGGTGACCTCGTGAGCGACGGCAACTTCTGGATCGGCTTCCTAGCCGGTGCCGCGAGCGCGTGGATCCTCGGCCTGTGGTGGCTGCTGTCGTGAGTTCGAGAGAAACCCCGAGCGTGTCTTCGAGGCGGGACCTTATGACCGATCCTGATTCCTTGCGCGGCATTAGCGACTATCTGTTCGACAAGTTGAGTCGTGAGATCGGGGATGACCGGATCATCCCGCTCGGCCCGAACAAGATCGCCTACATCGAGACCGAGACGTGCGAGGTCTACGTCGTCACAGTTCAGCTAGGGCGTATCGAGGTGGCCGGATGACCTCGAAACCAAGTACTGAGCTGGACAACCGGTGGGAGGTGGACCCCACAATCCTGGGACTCGCGATCGACCAGAGCCTTCGGGATCTCGTGAACTGCTGGGTTCGCGGTGAGGTTCCTACGAAGGAACAGGCCGAAGCTGTGAACACGGCGCGGCTCGACTTGGCTTACCTCCAAGCGCGAGCAAGGAGTGCACAATGACCGCGGAACGCACACCACATTCGATCCTGCCAGACATCCGCGAGGCGTTCCGCCTACGTGGTGACGAGGGCGTGGAGATACGGATGCAGGTTCTCGATGCTGTGCAGCGGCTCGAAGAGCAGTTCGAGGCGCACGTCGAAGCCTTCCGCGCCATCGCTGAGAAGTGCGGTGAGGACGGCACCGACCCGGATTCGTGGAGGGCGATGACCTTCCCTGGGCCGATGGAGTACGCGCTCATGGCTGTAGGCCGACTGCGCTCCGACTACGACGAGGCGCTTCGTGCGCTGCCTCTGCTGCCCAGCCAACTGACCGCAGCCACACGAAGCGATGGCTCTAGTCCAGCGAACAACCCAGACGACCTCGTCGTGCGAGACATGGCTGATCGTGAGATCGCCAGAATCCCAGGGCGCTCAGTGGCGCATCAAGATCCTGGGTCGGAGGAATCACCGACACCACTGACGCGCCCTGGGGGAGACACATCTCCAGCGACCAAGCCGAACGCCCCGCCGAAGAACCCGAGCCACATCGGGCCGCCCGATTCACCCGACTCCAACCCGGAACGATCTCCAGCTTCGAGGCCATCGTGAGCGACTTCTACGACACCATCTGCGTCACGGAGCATTGCTCGCGTGCGCTCCATGCCGTACTCGCACGCCGACCAGGACACGGTTGCGTGAGCGGCGTTTCTTTCCAAGAGAGGAGCCGTGACGATGGCTAAGAAGGCCAAGCCACCGGCCTGGGATCGCAAGCCCTGCGGCTGCGTGAAGACGAAGCTCCCGCGGGTCGGGAAGGTGCTGATCCGCTGCGAGCGCCACCGCGACAAGCTCTACAAGGGCAAGCGGGTCCTCTGCTACTGGGACGACTCAGGGCTGGTGCAGCGGCAGGCATGACCGAGCTCGCCGTTATAGGGTTCGACGCTCACATCCGCGACCTGCGCCACATGGAGGCGCGAGCCGCTTCCGATCTCGCTGACTGGCTCGTCCACCTCAAGGTCAAGAGATACAGCGACCGGACCGTCTACGGCTACTCGCGGGTCGTCGCTCGCCTGCTCCGCAAGTTCCCCGACAAGGAGTTCTCGCAGTTCACCGACACGGACATCGAAGAGGTGCTGCTCGAGTCCGGGGAGCGATCAGGGCACATCGACCGCTCGATCTTCAACCACTGGTTCCGCTGGGGCTACGTCAAGCGGCGCATCCCCGGCAACCCCGTCGATCGCGTAGCGCAGATCCGTCATCCCCACCGCCGGCCGACTGAAATCTTCAGCGAGGCCGAGGTGGGACTCCTCGAGGGGCTGCCGTTCCCCGATGGCGCCCTCTTCACGATCCTCTTCGGCACGGGCATCCGCCGCGGTGAGGCTCGCAAGCTTCGCCGCGACCACGTCGACCTGAACCGCACGCGGCTCATGGTCTACCACGGCAAGGGTGACAAGGACCGCGTGGTCGGGCTGCCGCCGAGCGTGCTCAAGGTCTTCGCCGACATTGAGCTCATCGGCCAAGTGCAGCGCGACGAGTACCTGTGGTCGCTTGTGCTCAAGGAGCGTAACCAGACGCGTCGCTACCGCACCCACCCGATCGGCGACACCACGTTCGAGAAGTGGTACTCGCGCTGCATTGAGGCTGCCGGCGTTCGCTACCTAAACCCGCACACGACGCGCCACACCTACGGGTGGAGGCTGCGCGGTGAGGGACTCGACCTCGAGGAGCGTGCGCTGCTCATGGGCCACGAGTCCTCGGAGACGACGAAGCGCTACTACGGGCGGCTCACCGTCGACGACGTCATGCACAAGATTGCGGCGGTGGATTGGTAGATGCCATCCCCCGGCCGATTCGCTCAACCAAGCCGTTTGCGGCTCGCCGTAACACAAAAGGCGTCAAGTCCCCCAAGGGTACTTCTGGGCGAATCTGCCTCGTGCCTCACGCCCGCGGCCGCTGTTAGCGCCCTGACGCACGATTTCTACGGATCGGGCGCATGAAGTACGGAACCATCGTCGCCGATCCTCCTTGGCACTACCCGTTCGGGCATCCGGCGAGGGAGCACAAGAAGCATCCCTATCCGACCATGACCATCGGCCAACTCTGCGAGTTGCCGGTGAGCGATTGGGCTGATCAGTCGGCACATCTCTACTTGTGGACTACGAATGAGCACCTTCGCTACGCCTTCAGCGTCCTGGGTGCATGGGGCTTCACGTTCAAGAACGTCATCACCTGGTGCAAGCCGGGACTCGGCATGGGCGGGACGTTCCGCAACTCAACCGAGCTGGTCCTACTCGGGGAGCGCGGCAAGCACGAGCTAAAGCGTCGGGATGTTGGGACGTGGCACGTCTGGCCCAAGTCGCAGGAGAACAGCAGCAAGCCCGACGCCTTCCTCGACCTTGTTGAGTCCGTGTCGCACGGGCCTTATCTCGAGATGTTCGCTCGACGCAACCGCATTGGCTGGGACACGTGGGGCAACGAGGCGCTTGAGCACATCGACTACACCTTCGGTTGGGTAGCCGATCTCGAAGAGGCAGTCGCGTGAGGCTGTTCAGAGACCCCAAGGGTTTCACGCTGTACGCCTTTGGCCGGATGTGCCGCCTGAATTGGGGTATGGGACGTTTTGCCAACGGCTCACGGTGGTTCTCGGGCTGGCACAAGGCGAGGGACGAGCATGGCCTCTAATCGGGGGAGTGCTCGCTGGCTATGCCGCGTGCTGGGCCATCGCTGGGCGGCAGTCACCGGCATACCTGATCGCACCTTCCACGGGTGGTGCTGCTTGCGCTGCAAGAAGGCGGTGGCCCGATGAGCGCCGCATCGAAGCCGGGTTCTGTGCCGGAGCTCGCGGCCCTCTACGTCCAGCGCGACGGCATCTATTACGGGCTCGAGAACGTCGACCCTTGGGACGAGGAACGCGACGCACGGCTCTACGACGGGCCGTATCCGGTCATTGCCCATCCGCCCTGTAGTCGCTGGTGCATGTTGGCATCGGTCAACGAGGCCCGCTGGGGAGCGAAGATCGGGGATGACGGGGGCTGCTTCGAGGCTGCTCTGCGGGCCGTAAGGCGCTGGGGCGGCGTACTCGAGCACCCGGCCTACTCCCTGGCATGGGACAGGTACGCGCTCCCGAAGCCCACACGCGGGCTCTGGGTGCGCTCACTGTGGGACGAAGGCTGGGTGACCGAGGTTTCGCAGTCGGCCTACGGCCACAAAGCCCGCAAGCGCACCTGGCTCTATCTCGTGGGTGAGCCTTTCGACCTCGACTGGTCGGACCCCGAGGGCGAGATGATGATCGGCAACGGGATCAACTCGGGCGAGGGAACGTGGGCCCCGAAGATGGACAAGAAGGCTGCGAGTGCCACACCGATCGCGTTCCGGAACACGCTGATCGAGCTCGCGCTGAGTGCCCGTGAACTGATGCTGGACCGTCACGCGATCAGTGAAATGGCGAACGACGAAGAGGTCGCCTTCAAACTGGACGCACGGGCGAGGTTCGCGAGTGGCCTCTAATACCGCGAAGCCGGGTTCTAGACCGCTCCTCCTGGATCTCTTCTGCGGCGCCGGCGGGGCTGCGATGGGCTACTCAAGGGCTGGCTTCGAGGTCGTGGGCGTGGACATCAAGCCGCAGCCGAGGTATCCGTTCGAGTTCGTCCATGCCGATGCGCTGACTGTTCTACGGCAGCTCGACCAGGGCATCGACATCGGAGTAACGGGCAAACGTGAATGGTGGGATGTCACCTTCGACGCCATACACGCGAGCCCGCCGTGTCAGGCGTATACGCACGCAAAGCACATGGGCAATCGGGGTCGCGACGATCATCCTGATCTACTCGCGCCCACTAGGGATCTTCTCAAGCAAGCCGGACTGCCGTACGTCATCGAGAACGTCCCTGATTCACCCATGCTCGAACACGTGGTCCTCTGCGGGTCATCTGCCGGTCTTCCTGACCTAGAGCGCCACCGCTGGTTCGAGACGAACTGGCCGCTGATGGTTCCACCGTGTGCTCATGGCGTGCGGGGCGCAGCTCGGTTCCCAGGAACGCCTCGAGCGAATGGATCGAAGCCTGACTCACGGATCGTGAATCTCATGGCCTCTGGCACCTCACACGAGATGCTCGCGGAGGCTATGGGGATCGACTGGATGCCACCTTCTGGCTGGCGTCCCACGCAGGAACTCCGCAACGCAATCCCGCCCGCCTACACCGAGTTCATCGGCACGCAGCTTATGGCGCACCTGAAAGCGACAGTCGCAGCGTGAGCAAAGCCTCTAATACCGCGAGCGTGCGCCGTGGCTAAGGGCTCAGAGCAGCTCGCTTGGAAGCAGTACCCCGGCGTCGACCATGTTTGCGACGTGTGTAAACGCACGCTTCGAGTCCAGGACGTCGGCGAGATCAGAACGTACTGGGAGGGGAAGCAGAAGCGCACCGTCTTCTGGTGCGTGGAGCATCGTGGGGGGCGGGCATGAGTTACTCAGAGCTTGACAAGAGAACTCGCGAGGTGGCTGAGTCGGTCCTCACACAGAAGCAGTTACACGTCTTCAAGCTCTGGATGAACGGGGTCTCCACGAACCGTATAGGCATCATGCTGGACATAGCCGAACCCGTTGCAAGACGTACTAGAGATCGTGCTGTACAGAAGGTGTCCATCGAACTGGCTAAGGAGGCGGCGTGAGTCAGCTACTGCGAAGGTTCAATGCAGTGAGCGAACGCATCGAGGATCAGCGCAACTTAGGTCGCATCCTCATGGAGTCACAGGTGGCAGAGCAGCCAGGGACGGTGGCTAGGGCGACGTTGCCTGGTGATCCCTTCAGGCTCAGAGGCATCCCGATCTGTGCTCGGGGCGTAGGCGGCGTGAGCCCTGGGACGAACCCCGTGGCTGCGCTGTTGCGGTCTGTCAGATGAGCGCGCTACAGTTCTGAGCAGCCGGGAAGACCAGCCGGCTGTCCTACCGAACCGCAGGCAATAGGGTCGGTCGGTCGTACAGCCCGAAGTGTCTCTTCAGCCGCTCGAGAGGGCGGCTTCTGTTTGCCCAAATACCGAACACATACCGGGGGCTTCGCCTAGACCGAAGCTCCCGGCTACCTGTCTAGGAGGTGGCCGATGCAGGGCCAACTGTTCCGTGTTGAGCAACCACAAGTCACAGTCACCTACACGTCGGGGATGTGCAGGGAGCCTGGGTGTGGACTACCCGCTAGAAGGAAGCAGGGGGCTCGGTACTGCGCAGAGCATGCGAGGTCTATCGACTATGGCCCAGTCTCTACTGACAACGCTACGTTCAAAGTGGAACGTGAGTGCGTCGCATGTCGACGTACCTTCAAGCGCTGGCGGCAGACTCGGGCTACGACCATCACCGTTGAAGTCTGTCCTGACTGCATTAGAGAGAGCCCTCTCAGTCTCAAGCAGTTGTCAGATCACAACGTGCCACCTGACCTACAGAGGCTATGGCTATCGAACGGAGCCGAGCTCGACTGCGGGTTGTGTGGACGGCGTCTCTACCGGAAGGCCCGCCCTTCTATCGACCACGACCACGCTTGCTGTCCAGGATCATCGTCGTGTGGCAGATGTGTTCGTGGCGTCGTCTGTTCGAGGTGCAATACGAATCTGGCTCACTTCGAGCGGCTACTTGCAGACGTGGGGCTTGAGAAGGCGCTTGCATGGATCGTTTTTTGATCTGGAGGCCTTGCGCTGACCCCCGTAGGCAAACATGCGCGCGTAACTCATGAACGCCGCCGATCGCTGCGTTCCACGACGGCTCGCGGCTATGGAGCTGTTCACCAGTCGATTCGCCGTCAATGGCAACGGATCGTTGTGGGGGGAAGGGCCACATGCACGCGTTGTGGTGAGGTGATCGCTCCGAATGCTCTCTGGCACCTAGATCACCGAGACGACCGCCGTGGTTACCTCGGTGTCGCGCATGCTCTTTGCAACGAGGTCGCCGGTGGTAAGAAGGGCGGCGCGAGAAGGCAGAGCAGAGCTTGGTAGCTATCGCGCCAGGTCCACGCGTTCGCTCGGTGCGCGCATGGGATGAGTCGCTCGGTGATGAGGCAATCGAGCTGGCCGGCCGTGCAGGTCTGGATCTCTTCGACTGGCAACAGGACTCACTTCGCGATCTGCTCGCACTTGACGATCGAGGTCGTTGGGCTCATTTCGAGTTCGGACTCAACGTTGCACGGCAGAACGGCAAGGGGGCTGTGCTCGAGGCGCGTGAGCTCGCTCTACTGGGCGGCATCACGGATGAGCAGTTCGGAGTTCACTCGGCTCACGAGTTTCGTACCTCCGAGGAGCACTTCTACCGCGTCCAGGCTTTGGTCGAGGAATCCGGGCTGCGTATCAGGACGATCCGGCGTTCGGAAGGGCGCGAAGCCATTGTCATGATGGACGACCGGCGCTTGCGCTTCATGACTCGTACGAAGTCGGGGCTGCGGGGCTTCGCAGGCGTCGATTACGTGAACCTTGACGAGGCGATGATCATCAAGCTTGCCTCGCACGGGGCAATGATGCCGACGCTGCGTGCGAGCGATGCTCCACGCGGTCCGCAGCTCGTGTACACGGGCTCGGCTGTCGATCAGGAGATTCACGAGCACGGTGTCGTCTGGGCAAGGATTCGTGAGCGTGGCTTGCGCGGTGACGATGAGTCTCTGGGATATCTGGAGTGCTCGGTCGATGCAGAGCACCCGGACGATGTGCCCGACGAGCTCGCGAGCGATCACGAGCAGTGGCATATCGCGAATCCATCGCTAGGCCTGTTGATCACCGTGGAGCACATGGAGCGCGAGCAGCGCTCGATGGACCCGCGAACGTTCGCCGTGGAGCTCCTGGGCGTGGGCGACTGGCCCGCTACAGATGGATCTGAGGACAGGCTCATCACCGATGAGGACTGGGCCAATCTGCTTGACCCGGACTCCGCTCTCGTCGACCCCATCTGTATCTCCTACGACGTTAGCCCTGAGCGACACGCGGCCATTCTTGCCGCTGGACGAAACACGCAGGGGAACTTTGGAGTTGAGGTCATCTCGGCCAATCACGGTACGGGTTGGCTGGTTGACAAACTGGTTGACCTGTACCGATCGCACGAGGTGGCCGAGATCGTCTGCGACGGCTTCGGGCCCAGTGCTGCTATCGCAAAGCTGGTAGACGAGGCGGGCATCACCGTACGGCGCATGGATTCCGGAGATTACGGCAAGGCGTGCGGCTTCTTCGTCGATCAGGTGGGCGAGCGGAAGTTGCGGCACCTGGGGCAACAGGAGCTGGATAACGCAATCAAGGGAGCGCGCTCCAGGCCGCTCGTTGATCGCTGGGCGTGGTCGCGCACCAAGTCCACGATCAACATCTCTCCGCTCGTTGCTGCGACGCTCGCTCTTTGGTCGGCACACGAAAACGACGTCGGGGAGGTCGCGATCTACTGATGGCCGAACGCCGCTACGAGGAGATCGCCGGCAGTGGGCGCGTGCGAGTGACTACGCGCGCAGACGTGAGACGAGTTGCCAAGCGCCAGGTCGAGCCGCTCGAGGGCACGCTCATGTCGCTCTGGAACACGATCATCCCGAACTGGTGGGCCGAGAACGGCCTGAGCTCGACGGCCAACTGGACGCCGGGAGGAGCTTCGCTCGCGGAGCGCGTGTGGGTAGCGAATCGCTGCCAGCAGTTGAACGCACAGCAGGTCTCGGGAATGCCGCTGCAGTGGCACGGGACTCCCGGCACGCAGGAGCCCGCGTGGGTATCCAGCCCCGACCCGAACATCTTCCCGAACGGGATCGGTGATGCCATGTTCGCGATCGTCGATCAGCTCTATGGCTGGGGCTGGTCTCTGCAATACATCACCGACTTCTACGCCGATGGCTTCCCGAGAACATGGACCGTGATCCCTTCGGCGATGTGCGAGCCCAAGTTCGACAGTGGCCGGCGCGTCTACAAGATCAATGACACCTTCCTTGATCCGACACGAGTCGTGCAGATCGACCGAAACCCGACGACCGCAGCTCACGGAACCTCCGCTTTGCGCGCCTACGCGCAGCAGGCGTGGTCGTTGCTTGCGGCCGGCAACCAGTCGATGACGGTCTCGCAGGGCGGCATCCCGCAGGCTGTGCTCAAGTCGCAGCGCAAGCTGACGAAGGAACAGGCCGAGAACCTGCAGGCGCAGTGGATGGATCGCACACAGTCGCGCAACGGAGCGCCGCCAGTGCTTCCGCCGGAGATCGACTTCTCCGTGCTCTCGATCAATCCTGCTGACCTGGCCCTGCTCGATACGCAGGAGTGGAACGCACGAGTTATCGCGACCGCCTACGGCGTGCCTTCGGTCATCCTCAATATGGCTCTTCAAGGCGGGCTCACTTACCAGAACCCACTCGCGCTCATGCAGATGTGGTGGCTGACCGAGCTTCGAACGACCGCCAAGCGCATCGTAGACGCGTTCACGGCCCAGATGCTTCCTCGCGGGCAGTGGGTCTCCGTGGATGCGTCCGACATCACGACAGAGCTCGACGCGGGATCGGCTGAGAACGACCCGCAACTCTCTCAGGTCGCGAAAGCGTCACCGGCGCAGCAGCCGCGGCCGCTTCAAGCGATCGGAGGTGGTGCCCCGTGAGCACCCTGGAACAGGAACAGATGGACGACCTTCAGCGGCCCGAGAGGGCCGTTGCTATTAGGCGCTTCGACACCGAAGTCGAGGCAGACGGACGCACGGTGAGTTTCCGTATTGCTCCCTTCAAAGAGCTTGCTATCTCCGCCGATGGTCTCGGCGGTGTCCCGAAGGGTGTCCCGTACAAGGAAGAGCTCATGCCTGGTCTGTACGACCGGCAGTTGCGAGCAGCTAATCGGATCCTGCTCAACTTCGAGCACAAGCCAGGCATCGCAAACGTCGTCGGGCATGGCGTCGAGATGTGGTCGGCAGACGACGGCTACCACGCATCGTTCCGCATCCACGAGACATCAGCCGGCGAGACGGCTCTCACGTTGGCGCAAGCGGGCTCTCTGTCCGCGGCCTCCGTCGAGTCGTACTGGCTGAAGTCCATCAGGACCGTCCAGGGAATCGTCCAGCGCGTCAAGGGTCATCTCGACGCAGTGGCGATGTGCCGAGAGGGTGCCTACCCGAGTGCTCTCCTGACGGGCATCCGTGGCGAGGAAGTTCCCGAGGGCGAGATCATCCTCGACGAAACGCTTCTCCCAATCGATCCTGACCCCGAGCTGCTCGAACGCTGCCGAGCACTCGGTATCCGTCTACCGCAGCGATATGAGGCGCACCCCGCAGAAACGGACACCCCGGCAGAGACCGGCACCTCCGAAGGCGGCACCCGCCAGCCGGAAGAGCAATCCAACTCGGAGGTGCAAGCGCCATGAGCGCAACCCAGAGCGAACTGCGCCTCGCCCGTCTGATCGACGAGCGCGAGACCACGCAGAAGCTCCACGAAGACCTCCTCGCCTCTGCGGAGACGCGGGACGACAAGTCCCTCGGCGACGCGGAGCGAGTGCAGGTCAAGGCATACCGCGAGCGCGTTCTCGGTCTCGATGACGAGATCAAGGAGCTTGCGGAGACGATCGAGCGCCACAACACGGCGGTCGAGAACTCGAAGGCGATTCGTCGCGTGCTCGCGGGCGGACAGCCCGGAGTCGAGGCGAGTGAGGACGGCGTGGCCTACCGCACGATGGCGGCGTACGCGCGTGACTACATCATCACCCGCGAGAGCCGTGTGTGCTCGCAGATCGCTTCGCAGTTCGCAAATCCGCAGGAGATCCAGGTGGCGCGCGAGCGGCTTCAGCTTGCAAAGCGTGCTCCTGACAACACGCTCTCGAGCAACGTCGACGGACTGATCCCGGATCAGCACATCGCCGAGATCTTCCAGGTGATCGACAGCTCGAGGCCGATCGTTGCCTCGGCCCGCAGGTCATCGCTGGTTCGCGGCACGCTCACCTATCCGCAGGTTGACACGAGCCCGACAGTGGCCGTGCAGGCTTCGGAGAAGACCGAAGGCGGAACGGATCGCCTAGCGGTCTCGATGCAGACCGCAACCGCCAGCACCTACATCGGTGGCGGCGATCTGTCCTGGCAGGCGATCAACTGGTCGACGCCGGATGCTCTGGCGCTGTGGTTCCAGTTGGCCGGTGCCGACTACGCACTGAAGACGGAGCAGGACGCGGCGCAAGTCGTCCAGCACTCGGGGTTCTCGTTCAACATCGCCACGACGCTGGCTGCTCTGACCGACTTCAGCGACGTCCTCCTGGCGCTCGCGTCAGGAGCCGGAGATGTCTACGCGAACTCCGGTCGCATGGCGGACACGGTCTACCTCGCACCCGACGCGTTCTACGCGGTCGCTGCGATCGCAGGGACGGAGGCGGCGAACTTCGTCGCGGCCGGCCAGGTGTCGCTGCGGACGCAGGGCGGCTCGCTTGCCGGGCTGAACGTGGTCGTCTCCCGCGGGATGGACTCGGGCGTCATCGTCGTTGGCGACAGCGCGGGTCTGCTGGTCGCTGAGACGGCTGGTGCTCCGGTGGAGCTCCGTGTCGTCGAGCCTGCAATCGGAGGCGTGGAAGTCGGGATCATCGGAGCGTTCGAGGCCGTGGTTGTTGATCCGGGTGCCTTCGCGATGATCACGACGGCCAGCTAGGAAGGCGGTGATCTGAGGTGGCTTACACCAAGAAGATCGCCCGTCACGACAAGGTGATGATCGATGGCACGGACGTCAGTAACGCGTTCAGGCAGATCGGCTTCACCGGCTCCAACGCAGTCGAGGACGTGACCGGATTCTCGGTCACGGGCAACGCTGAGGAGATCGCAGGACGAACGACGACCGGCTTCAGCGGTGAGTTCTATTACACCGAGGAGTCGGCAGCGGTCATCTACCCGATCTTCCAGAACCGCACTGTCGTTGAGATGTCGTGGCAGCCGGACGGACTCGTGGACGCCACCCGAGAGATCTACATCGGGAACGTCCAGATCAACGAGTTCTCACCCTCGAACACGGTCGGCTCCGTGATGACCTCTCCGTTCTCCGCTT